CCCACATTAAGCTCACTTACTGCTTGAACTCGATATGAAATAAACGGCGAAAGGTTGTCAGTTTCTAACAGCTCAAGGCCATCATTAGCTAAAAAGTCCATAGTGGTAATGAATTCGCCGATCTTTAGGTAAGAAGTAAAATCTTCCTTAAAGTCGTTAATATCACCGACATACATATGATTAAGCTCTGCATTCTCAGGAGGCAGAACTGGCTCACGATAGAAGCGCTGCCTTGTTCTTGTGCGTAGCGTGTTAGCCTCGCCTAACGGAGTTCTACGAGAAGGGCGTACCATTCTGACAGTATCCATAGCAATAGCAGCAGAGGCGGCAGATAGCGACTGTGAAGCCTGCACTGCTAGCGCTTGTGGTACGTCTTTGCCAAAATCGGGCGATAGTTGAACAGCAAGATTAGACGCGAATAACTCCCAAAATTCCATATCTAAGCCCGTAGGCTCGTTTGGATCTGGTTCGCCATGCTTATCTATTCGATAGCCGGTCGTTATGTTTTTCGAATTAAACATAGCAGCCATCGACTCAAGTCGAGACAATGCTAGAACAATATCATCTGGTGTCGGGCTAACTGTTAATCCGGATATACGCAGGCGACTGTATGCCTGCTGTATTAAATCTATTTTGAGTTGGGCCATAGTTCCGCCTCTAAAGTCTTAATAGACTTCTTTTTGTATCCGACAATATTAGCCTTTTTAGCTGCTTCTCGGATCTCATTATTAGACAGCTTACCAGTGTTATTGGTATCTGCTTCGGCCTTTGTTACTACTTGCTTGCAATCGGGAGACGTTGACCAGCCACCGAATTCTAGCTCTTGAGCTAAAAACGCGATTTCAACAGTCTTAGAAGTAATCACACCGTCAATTTCTTTGTAAATTACAGAAGCCATTTTATTTCCTTTAAGTTAAAAGGGGGCCGTTAAGCCCCCTATTTAATTGCCGCTAGTTTAACAGAGCAATACCACAACGAGATGGATCTTTAATAGTTACATCCCACCAGCTAAATAAGCGATAGCGGAAGTTCATATTAACGATGTTTGCATCATATACCATGTATAGAGGATGGCCGTTCTTCATTGTTGCACTGATAACCTTGTGGCCGTTGTACTCGGCGAATAGGTCAGCAGGAATGTTACCAGAAATAACCTCAACAGCATCTTTATCAAAGAAGATGTTGGTCTTAGCTACGTCTTGCGTATTCATTGCTTCAACAGTTGCGCCGCTCGTGATTTGCGTATCCACGTTAGCAGAAGCCGCTTCAATCAATGTCAGACCCGGGTCATCCTTAGCAATAGGCTTAGGATAAACAGTAATACTCGTTCCCGACTCAACCGCAACAATAGCGAATGTGCGAGGGGATAAAGTATTATTCTTATCAGAAGCGCCGACCGCCATTACTGGAGTACCGTCATTCTCAAACGTAACCTTGTCACCAACTTCATAATCAGAAGAATCTGCAACCGGGATAGTCGCTGTGCGATAATCCACGTTAGTCACTGCACCAGACACTTGGTTTACGCTACCGCCTTCAGGCTTAAAGCTTTGCGTTGCTGTAACGGTCGTTGCAGTAACATCACCACCAGTATTAACCGGCAAGAATGAGCCAACGTGCAAATCGAATTCTGCTACGTTTGCGCCAATCTGACCTTTTGCCCAAGCTTCTTCAGGGCGACCCTGTAAAGTTTGACGGCCTGCTAACTGACTAGCGAATACACGGTTTGACGCATCATTCAAAATGAAGTGACGTTCAGTGTGCGTGCGCTGCTGTTCGTTCAAGATCTGCTGAGCTGGCGAGATGAAATCAAAACCATCCGTAGCCGCTGATTGATAGAACAATGAACCCTGAGTCGCAATTGCCTGAGCAATAGTCGTGTTTTGCTCTACTGCCATTTGACGCGCAGAACGCTTAGCGCGACGACGCCAGAATTCCAAATCACGCATATCATCTACGCGTTGCTCTACCATGTCGTTAGACGGTAGACCAAGTACAGAAGGGTACGTTTCTTCAATAATGTCGGTAGACTTTCCAGTCATATCCCAACCTTTTTGAATAACGGCCTGCTGCTCAATCGGACGCCACATGATATTACCTGAGTTTTGCATACCTGCGCCGCCTGGCTCAATACGCTCAACTAAATTTAGAAGCATCATTTGATCTTCGATGGTTTCCATAACCTGATCAAAATACACTTCTGCGATCTTACCTGCTGAAATAGCCATAATTTATTACCTTTTAATTACCATTTACTAGAATCAATCCCCGATTCTCTGGCCTGTCGTCTTGCATTGAATGCCGCCTGACCGTCACCAGATTTCAAGGCTTTATCGTATGCCTTCTTAATGCCCTTCTCTACCTTGCCAGTGTTAGCGTCACCTCGTGCCGTGTTCGCTGGTGCTGGTGCAGAAGAACGTCTTTTTGGTGGTGTTGCAGCATTGGACATTTTGCCCAGTAGCATGGCTGCCTTGATTCCCGTAGGGTCAGACTGCAACGCTATTTGTAACTCAGCTAATTTAGTAGGGTTTCGGCCAAGGCTATAAAATACCTTTTCGGAGCCTTCACCCATACTTGCTATTAACTGATTTGCCACAACCTCACCGAGAACGGTTTTAACCTGATGGTCTGACTGCTGATAAGCTTCAGCTGTAATGCCATGCCCAAGTTTTGCCGCTCGTGAGTAATGCTCATCAAGTGCTAACTCCTGCGCTTGAATTAGTTTCTGCTGCATTTGCTGCATTTGCTCTTGCTGCAATCGAACCTGATTTTGTGTATTCCGCCACTGATATATAGCTTCTTCATACGCATCATCTGGATCATCGGCCTCAAAAAAATCATCACGCTTAGGTTTAGGTGCTCCCGCTTGCGGTTGGCTGGCAGTGTTATTCCGCCCTTCTGCAGCCGCTAGTTGCACCCTCATTTCGTCAAGCTCTTGCTTGTGCTTATCTTCTGCAATGCTCGCCTTCTCTGCCGCTTGCGCTTGGTACTTCTTACGAATAGCCGCCGCTGAGATATTGCCATTGCTAGACAAGTCATCACTCTGCGAGTCTTCCGTCTCGCTCTGCATCCAGGCTTCTTGCTCTGTTTCAGTTTCGCCGTCATCTTCTTCAGCCGCCGCCGCTTCAGTTTCTTGCTCATCTTCTTCAGTTGCCAGTTCTTCGACTTCTTCGACTTCGGTTTGCGTAACCTCGTCAATTTCGTTCGCTTCTTCGGCTGCTGTCTGCGCTTTATGCTCTTCTAAAGTCAACATAGACTCTTTAAACCTCATTTTACTAAATGGTAACTATGGTAAAACCGCCATATTCGGGTAGGTGTTTTTGGACTCTCACCGCTGAGATAGCTAAATTCTATCACTACTAAGTAATTGATACAAATTAGCTATTATTAAACTGCAGGCATAAAAAAGCCCAGAAGGGAGGACTGGGCTTAGTGTTCTGCGGAGAACAGGTTAATCATACACTATCTATTTAGCTTTTCACCTTTTTATAGTAACCAAGAATCATATTTTTAATAGATGACATCTTCTTGCGTGCCCGCCTTTCCTTTAGCAATCTGTTTTTTAGATGCTTTACCTCCTCCTTTAATGCGTAGCTATTAGAGATCATATTGCTTATAGCTGCTGCATCTTGTTCTTCCTTTAAAACTTTAGGTGCCATCATCTCTAGCTGCGTCCTCGCTTTAAAATATAAATTCTTATACCTCTCTGATTCACTATTGAATTCAAGTTCTTCTATTCTCACTGACTGCCCCTTAAGGCTAGTCTCCAATATTTTTATGTGCGCCACATATTCCGCCACCTTGCTTTCAAGGTGCTCATTAACTTCTTTATTAATATCAAACATACCCGCGCCTCTCTAGTTCTCGCTCGCAATCTGCAAGCTTGGCCTTTGTATTTCTAATAAGCATTGCCTGGCTGCTTCGTTTTAACACTGCCTTGCACTCTTTAACAATGGCGTGGATTGTTTCTAGCTTGTAATTCTGAATGTATTTAGGAAATGGAATCAT